TGGATCTCATTGCGAAGATAAGTCCTGTTGGACCATTCATTGGTTGAACACCTGCTAGGTCATAAGCGACCAAGTTAGGCATTGCACGTCTAATTAGTGAAATTAGAACTGGGTCAAAACCTGCTACAGGTCCTGATGCACCAGCTTGGTTTGAGAAACCAGCGGCTCCCGCATTAGATCCTGTACTGTTTGTAGGGACAGCTTCTGAAAGAAATTCTCTCTCTTCAGTAAGTGCCTTTTCTTGGTTCTCCAGGAGAACTGCGGTTACCATTCTTCGATGTTTATCTTGAATTTTATCCGAACCTTCATGGTCTAGGATAGGTGCCCACTTCTCCTGCAGTTGTTCAGCATTGAACATTTGCATTTGATTTTTCCTCTTTAAAAAAAGTTTTGTTTGAATTTATGATTTAAAAATCACTTTTTAGCAACTCTGGTCATTGTCTGAAGATATCTTTCCATACTGGAAGATACTGCTTTGGACTGATAGTCAGTCGCTTCGCTCTCTTCAGTCAAGTTTTCAGACTTACTGGTTGGAGTGCTAGTTTTGCCTGAGAAATATGATTCCTTAAGCGTTTCTAACTTCTCACGATAGCCGTTTTCACTTTCAAACTCAACATTTTCTGCTAGAGTAGCGAGTTTATCCCTTTGTGTCTGTGCTAGACCTTCAGTAACTTCGGCAAAAATTACGTCAGCGGTTGATTCAGCTAATCTCTTGTTTAGAGCAACATTCTTATCGATTTGCTCGTTGAGTTTTCCTTCCATTTCATCAAGTTTATCTACCATGCTCTCGATGACATCATATTTTTCTTCAGGTATAGTTACATAATGATCTTCAAAAAGACTCTTCATTCCAGTTAGGAATGATTCTGTCATTTCAGTTTTGAGTCCGTGCTCGATGGCGAGTTCATTTTCAGATACCCACTCATCAGCGACATACTCAAGATAAGAATCCAATCGATCTTGGAGTTCTTCCTTGATTGCCTTGACTTCTTCTACAAGAGTTTCTTCGTACTGTGCTTTAATAGATTCAGTCATTTCTGTGACTTTAGTTCTAATAGCAGCTTCAAAAATAGTACGTGCTTTCTCTTGAAATTCTTCTGAGAGTTCTTCACCTGCGATAAGTGCGTTAAGGTCTTCCTCAACATCAATCTTATCTTCGGCAACAACCTCATCTTCTGTGGTTTCTTCTTCAGTTACCACTTCATCCGTTGTAGTTTCTTCTTCGGAAACAACATCTTCAGTAGTTTGCTCATTTTCAGCAACTACTTCACCTTCAACTTCGGTTTCTTCTTCCTTCATACCTTTTGCTCCTTCAGCAGGTTTTGCACCTTTGTTTACGATATCCTTAACTTGTTTAAGACTACCACTAGGTGTTTTTAGTTTTGCTGAATCGTCATCAGGCTTATAGTTTTCAGGAGTAGGTCCACCGAGATCTTCTACTGATGCACCTGACATTTTTTGCATAGGATCCGCAGGTTTTGCACCTTTGGTCACTACGTTTTCTTCGATGTTTTCCATGTCTTGTAATTTGCTGCCAACGGACATTGTTATTGATTTGTGTTTTAATCTACATTTATTTATAGAACTTATAGATTTGAAAGAAAATCATTGAATAAATTCAACTTGTGTTCTTCTAATCTTTTTTGATCTACTAATGTATTAATATGTTTTTTTGTTTGAGATGCGAGAGATTCGCGGAGAATTCCACCTTCCCAAATCCACTCTTTTCCTTCCATTATTCCTGAGACAAAAGCATCAGGTGCTGATGGATCAGCGACAATATCTGCAGCAGTTGCTAACATGAAATCTTCACCTACAACTTTGCATCCATTGCTATCTTCTTTTAGAGAACCAACTCCACGAGATGAAACTCCAAGAGTTACACCTTCACCGATTAAAGATTTTGCAATCTTACCCATTGGTGTATCTAAAAGTTGTGCTTTACCTTTAAAATTATTTCCCTCTTGTGTAAGAGAAACAATTCTGTGAGAAACACGATCAAGGTTTACGGTAGGACCTTCTGGATGTCCTAACTCACCAAGAGCACGTCCTTTTTTTACGAACGACTCATTGTATCTTCCAACTTCTTTCGCAAGAGTTTGGACTGGATACATTCTACCATTACGATTTTTGATATCTCCTTGTAAAAAGACACCTTCAATATACATTTTCTTTTTACCACCTTTTCCTTCAGTGATAAATTTAACGCTTGCTATTTCTTCCGTAATGAGTTTCATTTTTTTTAGTTTGTAAATCCTACTTTATTTGCTTTAATCGCAGCAGATGTCCAAATAACATCAGTTGCTTTTTTCTGCAAAAATTCAGTTTGTTTTGTATTCATTGTAAAATAATTTGTGGTTGCTGCACCAACTAAAGTACTAACACCAACAGTTACTTCAGAACCTTGACTATTATATAATCTAACAAGAGTTGCTTGACTAATACTAGTTGCTGATCCTGCTACGGTTGCTGTATTTACTTGTGTTGAAATTATCTTAGTGATAGGCATTATTCTGATCCCTCAGGTTCTTCTTCTGTTTCAGTTTCTAATTCATTTTCAGTTTCAACTTCATCTTCAACTTGTGGTTCATTGAACATAGTGTTGCTCACACCACCACGCAGTGCTTCTATTTTTTCCGCAGCTTTAGTATACAAACTATCCTTTATCTCTGAACTAATATCAGAGGCTTTGGAATCTTGAGCAATCAAATCGACAATATCAGGCATAAAAATTTATATAATGTTATATTTTATTTATATCTCGGCCGATTTAGTATCTTTGCTTAACTGTGCATCAGTGACACTAGCATCAATTTCTGGTTCCATTGGAACATCACCTAGATCTCCACCACCTTCTAGTGGTTCACCAGTAATTGGATCAACTGCAGTTGGATCAGGTATGATTCCATCTTTAATCTCTTGTTCAATCTGTTCATCAATTTCTATAATCTCAGTATCTGTTTGTCTAAGAATTCTCTTACGTACATATTCATTTGAATAATACTTACCAATATAAGGTTCAATCGTGGCAAGAGTTCCTAATCTTTCATTTGTTAATTCAGATTCTTTAAGTTCAGCAAATTGATTATCATACACAAAATCATACTGAATATGATCACTCAAAATTTTCCAATCTTCAGGTGTAATTACATTCTTAAGAATTAATTGCGTACGTAACATGTCATTAAACATATTAGCAAAACGTTTTCTTAATCTGCCTACAAATTTTGCAAATTTAAGTTCATCTCTTAATATTTCTGATGATCTACCTAAATTAAATCCACCATCAGATGCGATACGTGACTCAGGAACAGCTAATGCACGATATAGTTTTTTCTGGAAATATTCAATATCAGAAAGTTCACCTAAGTTTTGACCACCAGGTAATGTTGTAATTTCAGTTCCACGACCACCTTCTCTTCTTGGTAACCAGAAATCTTCCATCATAGACATGAACTTACGATCATCTCTGACTTCACCAGTGTTTGCATCATATGTTAGTTTATTACGATATCTCATCATAACATCACGAAGATATTGCTCTGCCTTTATCTTTGGAAGATTTCCAACATCAATATAAAATATTCTTCTCTCAGGTGCTCTTGATAATCTGTAGATAACAAGACTATCTTCAATCATTCTTAATTGATTTAAAGCTTTAATTGCTTTATGTAAATATGATAAACAAGTTCCTTTATTACGATCAAATAATCCAGATGTTACATATGTGATTGAATCCTTCGCAATTTTTACAGAAGTTTTAGTGTTTGTGCTTCCACCCATTGAACCAACTGGATAGTTTGGTTTTGGAGTATAAACATAATATTCTTCTATTTCTGGATATAATTCTTTCTCACTTCCTTTAAATACGTTGGAAAGATCAACTCCACCTAAATTTTGATTCGTCTTTTTTTCTTGACGAATAAACTTCATTTTCATTGGATCAATATATCTAATTTCCTGAATACCCTCTTCAGGTTTTTTAGTATCAATTACCTTTAAATAAAATAATCTACCATCAACATACCAATTTCTAAAAATTTCATGGGACTTTTTATCAAAGTCCATCATTTCTTTTATACCTCTAAATTCTCTCCTTATAGTTTCTTTAACTTTATCACTTGCATTTACATTTGATAATTCTATTTCAACAGGAGAATCGTATAGATCACTGACTATTGCTTCGTTAACAACGTCTTCGATTGCACCATCACATTCTGGATGAAGTGCCATTTCTCTGTATCTACGGATTAAATCATATTCAGTTCTGAATCTTCCCTCAATATCTACATACTGACCGTAAAAACCAGATTGAATATAATAATCAGACCCGTCCTCATTATTCTGAGGAACGGGTGAGACCACTGAATC